GCGAATTCAACATCTGCTAACCTAAAACTTACAGTACAAGCAACCGGTGAAAACTCGGGAACTTGGGGTCAAATTACAAATACAAACTTATTAATTTTAGAACAAGCTATTGGTGGTTTTACAACTTTTAACTTAACTAATGCTAATAGATCTTTGACATTTACTAATGGTGCTTTATCAAATGGTAAAAATGATGTTATTAAATTAACAGGAACTTTAGCAGCTAACAGAACAGTATCTATTCCAGATTCAATTGAAAAGGTTTATAACGTACAAAACGCATGTGATCATGCAGGAAACACTTTAACTTTCAAAACATCATCAGGTACAGGTGTCCTTTTATGTGAAGGAAATAACTATGTATTGTATTCTGATGGTACAAACGTTGTAAAATTATCTGAGCAAAGAAACTGGAGAGCAGTTTCAGCTGCTGAAACAGTTCAAGCTGGTGCTCAACTTTTAGTAAATACAAATGGTGGAGGGGTCACAATTACACTACCAGCCTCACCTGCCACGGGAGATGAAGTCTCATTCGTGGATCAGGGTTATGATTTTGATAGTAACGCATTGACTGTTGGAAGAAATGGATCTAATATAGCTAATGCAGCATCTGATCTAGTAGTCAATACACAAGGCGCAGCTTTTTGTTTAGTCTTCTCAGGAGATGCAACAACAGGTTGGACGTATAAGGAGAAATAATAGATGTCAAATTACGAAGCAACAAGATACGATTTCGACGGAGCAAACCTTACAGGTATCGAAGGAATCCCTACGGCAACTATTGTGCCTTGGTCCTCTTCTTCAGTGCCAACAGGTTTTTTAGAATGTAATGGTGCAGCTGTTTCAAGATCAACTTACTCTGCATTATTTGCAATCGTAGGTACAACTTATGGAGCTGGGGATGGTGCATCAACTTTTAATGTACCCGATTTGCAAGATAACGTTGCAATGGGTAAATCAGGAACTAAAGCTCTGGCATCAACTGGTGGAGCAAATACTGTAGCTGTAACAGCAAGTGGTACAATATCTGGTTCAACGGCTAATGCTACTTTATCAACTGCACAACTTGCTTCTCACACTCACTCTGCCGCTGCAGTTGGTCCTCAAAACTCTGGTGGGGGTAACCCACATAAAAACCCTAGTAACAGTAACACTGGTAGTACTGGTTCAGGTACAGGTCACTCTCATAACTTGAGTGCAACTTTTAGTGGAAACACAAATAATCCATCAGTTTTACAACCTTATTTAACAATTATTTATATTATTAAGACGTAGGAGAAATTATGGCAACACACGCAAAATGGACAATAGTATTTGACGATAAAAAAATAATTAAAAACTATGATGAAGGCGCTGGAGAAGGTGTTGGATATGACATTGATGACAATGATTTTTGGGGATTAGCTAAATGGAATAACATTTGGGCGATTCAATATGGAACACCAAATATTAATGATACTGTAGAATACAGAGATGAAACTCCACATTCTACTTGGGAAGACGCGAATTTAGGTGATATTCAAGATTTCGTTACTAGATGGGACACAGCTCATTTAGCTGAATTGCAATCTAATTGGGATAATGACAATGTAGATGACGAAAGCGAAGCTGATAAAATAGCTAGATTAGGTGCAAGACCTACATCTTATTCTTCTTCGTAATTTTACTGTCTTAAAAAACAATTAATAGTATATCTAGCACCTTTGGTTATTGGCTCTGTGCCATGAATCCAAACAGGTTCAGCAGGAAAAAGCATTGCTTCTCCCTCAGATAATTTTATTTTTAATCGTCCTCCAAAAAATCTAAACTCACCACCCTCATAATCATCATTTAAATTCATGGTTAAAGAACCTCTAATATTATCATCTACATCTGAATGATCTTTTATTAGTTGTCCAACTTCATATTTTATTATTCTAATATTATTCGTATGAGTCATAAATTTATTTTCATAAGTAGGACATAAATTAGTGCGCATGTGAATATCATATTGAGTTAAAACAATTCTTAAATATTTTAATATGGTTTGATAAGGATCAATAAATTCTGGTCTTGCTCTTAGTTCAGATATATTTAAAAAATTACAATTATCTTCTTCTGTTTTGTTAGAAGAAAATTTATAACTACTTTCTGAGAAAGTCATATGTTTGTGATTTTCATAAAAATTAATTAATTTATGACATGTATCTTTATTAATTAATCCTTTTAAATGAAATTTAAGATCAGTGATTTTATTATCAAAAGACATTATGCTAACAACATCCAAGATGTTAGAATATATTTTTCACCCGATAAAGGTGGATTACCTCTATGAACGTATGGAAAAGCAGCAGGCCAGATAACTATTCTCCCTGTTTTTGGTTTTACTCTTTTTGAAAAATGTAAAAACTCTGTCTCTCCTCCATCTTCAATATCATTTAAATATATAGAAAAAACAAAAGCTCTAGATTCATTTTCAAAACCTTTACCATGCTCGATATGCCAAACATGATACCCTTCTGTAGGAAGGGTTTTTTGAATTTTTAAAGTAGTATAATTAAACTCAGGATTGCCATACGCAGCAGCAGCTCCGGTATTTTCTAAATAGTGTTTCCAAGCCATATCAAAATTTACTATCATTGTTTTTAGATTTTCCCACCAAACATCTACATTTTTAGGAGATGCAAAAAATTGTTGATCTTGTTTTTGTAATATAGATTGTTTTTCTGATCCAATTCTATTTACTGTGTTGTTAAATTTATTTTGGTCTTCATATAATTGAATGGCTCTATTACATTCTTCTTTTGTTATATAATTATCATACACACCAATAAAGTTGGTAATATTTACAGTTTTTTCCATTAATATCTCTCTTTCATAATTTAAATAAGTATTATATAACGATTTATATGCTACAAAAATTAAAATTCAAGCCAGGTTTTAACAAACAAGA